GAGTTCACGAGCCAGCCGGTCGAGAGCGCATAGTCACCCGTGACCTGGTAGATGTTGGAGACGCCCTTGAACACCATCAGGGCTTGCGTCAGGCCACCAAACTGATTGTCGAGGCCAAGCACGCCGAGCGCCGTGAGTTGCTGGTTGTCGCCGAACGTCAGCACCTGTCCAGCGTTCGTCACCGTGAGCGCGTCGAGCACATCCGACGCCACGAGTGACGGCTGGCCGGACGGCGGATTGATCGCGAAGTAGGCGCGCTGGCCGAACTGCTTCACAGCGATGGGCGCCGTCGACATGACCACCGCGCCGCCGGTGTTGCCCGCGTTCCACGTCGGCACGGTCGGCGTCGAGATGTCGAACCAGCCGAAATAGTTGCCCGCGGTCCCGTTGAAGCCGGGGTGTGTGACAACAAGTCGCACCCCGATCAAGTCCATCGTCGGGGGCGTCCAGTCGCCCGTGCTCGCGGGGCTCACCGGCGTGTTGTTGAGGGTTGCGCCCGTCACCGCGATGTAGGTGTCGGTCAGCAGATTATAGGCGAACGGGTAGTCGTGGCCGGGAAAGGTGCTCGACGCCACCAGCCCGTACATGATGTTGCCGATGACTTTGAACGTCGAGATGAAGCCCGCGTCGGCAATGTTGTCGGCCAGGTCGATCAGTTCAGTCGCTGCCGGCCGGCAGCCCCACAGGTTGCGCGTGCCGGGGTAGGGGATCAGGTTTTGAAGGGTGGTCATGCCCCCCTTCATGACGTTCGACCCGTCGAGTGCGTCCGAGACGCCGACAGGGCTGAACGGGAAGGGCTGGGTGTTGCGAAGCGACACTCACCACCCCACGAGCTTTGTGTCAGGCAGGTTGGAGAAGTTGCGACCAAACCGACGCCGGTCGAGTTTCACGGTCTCGACGCGCCCCTCCGGGTCGTCCTTCATCTTCAGATACTTGGACAGGATCGCGCCCGCGCCGATCATACCGTTCTCCTCGTTGTCTCCGAGGTACGCCTGCGCGCGATCATCGTTGGTGATCCGCATCAACTCGCCAGCCAGTCGCGTGATCAGGTAGGTTTGGTTCGGGAACCACGGGATCGTCGAGCTCGACTCCGGCGTGACGATGTCGTCCTTCTGCGGGAAGTAGCGCACCGTGAAGCTGTAAGCGCCCGAGGCCGGCGGCCACACGTAGAGGTTCGGCGGCAGGCTATCGGCGACGGGCGCCATGTCGATGTAGCCGACCGTCGGGTAGGAGTTGAAGCCGGACGTCTGTGTGAGGCGGTCGAACTCGGCCTGGTCGAGGATCACGATGACGTAGCGGACGCCCTGCAGATACCAGATGACCTCGTTGTTCTCGGCGCGCAGGAAGTCGGCCGGCATCGGGTTCGGGCCGCAGCCAGCGATGTATTGATTGCCGGGGCCCGAAACGCTCGACGTGACGAACGTGCTGGAGTGCGTCTTGCGGATGGTGTCGAAGTCGTAGTCCTGCGCCAGCTCCTGAAGAATCATGTTCAGAAGCTGACCGGACTGCGTGGTGTACTGGGGACACTTCGCAATCTGCCGAGCAAGCGTACAGATGGTCTGTGCAGATTGCGCCATTGCCCTTTACCTCGCTTGGGCTTCGAGCTGCTCCAGGTTGGAACGGAAGCGCGCGACGTTTTGCTCCATGCCCTCGACGGTCTTCTTCATGTTCTCGATGTCCGTCTGGACCTTCGAGATATTCCCTTCCTGCTGCGTGCTCAGCTTGAACTCGCCGCGGCGGTTCGACGTCGACCACTCCTGCTGGTACGTGTTCTTAAGATCCGCCAGCTTGCTGACCCGATCCGTCATCACCTGCTTCTGCGCTTCCAGCGCGTTCTCCTCCAACTGAAGCTTCAGCCGGAAGTCGTCGACCAGATATTTCGCCCGCTGCCGGTCGCACGCACGCATGACCTTGTCGAGCGTGGTGTTGATCAGGGTGTCGTCCGCGTCGAGTGGCACGAACGACTGAACGACGATCTGACTGCGATCCGTGATGTTAGACGTGATCGAGAAACCAAGCGCAGGCGCGGTCGGCGCCGGAGTATCGTCGGGCATACAAATTCCTTACTGTTGAAGCTGGATACGGGAAGTGCCTTTCGGCGAGAGCCGAACCGCGGTGTTCTGAAGCTGCTGGCGCAGATAGAACTCGCTGTCCTTGCCCTCGATCTCGGCCTGATGCCGCCAGCCGCGCGCCATGATCTCCTTGACAACCTGCGCCTTCGCAGCTGGCATGTCGTAGGTGCGATTGTGGACGTAGATCACGCCGTCGATCACGAGACGGTCGGCGAACTCGGCCAGGTTGACGAACACCGATTCAATCTCACCCTCGTCGCCGAGCGGCCCTTTCTGCACCGGCATGCTGTCGTCGGAGATGCCAAGCTCTGCCTCCGCCATCAGCCGAGCCTGCTTCGCAAGCGCGGCCTCGCGCGCCTTCGCGAGCATCTCGGGCGGGACTTTGGTGCGATCGATATTTTTGCGAGCCATCAGGAGTGTGTCCATGAAGTGGAGGCAGACGGCGACGTGCCGCCTGCAACCGCGTTGCGGGAAAGAAGGATCGGCCAGCCGTTCGCATCCACGCCGATCCAATCGCCCGGGAGCACCTTGAGGATGCCGCGGTTCGGGATCATCAGCGTGTTGTAGAATGGATTGAACGCACCGGGAAAGATCGGCTTGGCTGATGGGGCGGCATTGGCCGGCTGCCCCATCTGGGACGACTGATCGTCGAGGATCAGTGCAGCGAGCGCCGCGAGATCCGCGCGGCTGGCGGTTACGCCACCAGCCGTCGCGCCTCGATACTGAAGGGCCTGAAGAGTCGTGGTCGCGTTCGTTCCAAGGGTCCCCAAGGCCATTCTACTCTCCTCTCAGTCCTGCACCTTCTTGGCGTTAGCCGAAGGTCGCGCTGAAGGCCGACGTGCTCTCGATGCGCATGAAGAACGTGTTGTTCTCGATTAGCGTCCCGTAGAACACCTTCCAACCGACCACGCGCAACTGATTGAGCGGGTCGGACTTGTCGGCGCCGAACAGGGCGGTGATCTTGACCTCGTCCAGCGACACCTGACCGTAGGCTCCGCGGCCGAAGATGAACGACGGATAGACCGTGATGCCGTTGGCCGGAGCCGCCGGCGGGGTCTGCGCGATGCCCGTGCCCGTGATGGTAACGGTCGAGCCGCCGGCGAGCTGGGTCGCCTGCCCCGCCATCGGACCGACGGTCGGGCCGGACGTGCTCAGCCCCAGGTTCGTCGGAGACGACGTGGTGCCGATGTAGACGTTCCAGGTGTAGCCGCTGGTCGACGGCACCGTGACAGTGACGGAGCCATTCGGGCCCGTGACCGCAACTGCGGCCGAGACCTGATAAATTTGGCTCTCATACTGGTTCTGGGTGTCTGAGCCGGTGATCTGGACAAAGTAGTTGCCGGTCGCGAGCGAGCCGGTGGTGGCCGCGGTGCCGGTCGTCGTGGTGACGCCGGTGAAGGTCGGGACCATGTTTGAGGAGCAGAAGCGCACGCCGCCCCACTCGCCGACTTCCGAGTTGTAGAGCCGATTGATGTCCGAGTAGGACCACGCCGTCACGACGGTGGAGTTCTCGCGCATGTCCTGCACCACGAGCGGATGCAGGATCGCGGGATAGTGCGGCATCTGCCGTGGGTTGGACGATGCCTTGGAGCCGCCGGCCTCGGCCTGGATCTTGATGTCAGTTTGCTCGTCGCCCATGTAGCGCGGCGCGCCGATGGTGGTGAGCGCGCCGACGGCGCGGTTGATCTCGTGCGGGTTGAGAACGTCGCCCGTCACCAGCGAAGCCCGCGAGCCGCGGGTGTTCACGTAGTTGACCTGGGTGCCGGCCAGCAGGTTGTTGAAGGTGTTGCGGTCGAGCGTCTCGCCGATCTGAAGGCCGATCAGTTCCTGCGCCTTCGTCACCAGCGGGTGCTTGATGGTGAGCTCCGCCACGTCCGTGATCGTGACCTTATCGCCCCACTGCTGGGCCACCGCGCTCACTTGCGAGATGGTCATGGTCTCGCCGATGGGCGGAACGCCTTCGGAGAGCGGCGAGAACGGGAGCGGGATGCGGTTGAAGCGGGTCGCCGTGTAGGTGGTGCCGCGGCCCTTGGGGAGGGTCAGCGGGTCGCCGAACTGGTACGCGACCAACTGGCGACGGGCCAGGGGCAACGTCTTGTCCGCGATATAGTTTTCGATGTCGGAAGAAAACTGGGAGGCCTGGTTCGTAGCCATCTCTCGCTCCTAAACGAACCAGGCCACCGGGTCTGGTTCAGAAAGTCATGTTCTCGAGGCGCTTTTCGCGTGCCTCCGCTTCGCTCATCTGCCCCCGACGAGCTGGGGTATCGCTGCGCTGCGGCGATCCGGGCCGCGTCTGCTGCCGAGCAATCCGCTGCTGCCCCGCAGCCGCCTGCTTGCCCCGCGCCGCCGTGCGCCCCTGCCGGGCCTTCTCGCCGATAATGTACGTCAGGAGACGTTCACGATCGACGTTTTGGCCCTGCTGCCGTAGCTGCGCCAGCCGGGTCTCGACCTCGTCGGCATACTTCGTGGCAAGCGGGTCGGTGGCCTTCAGAGCGTTGAAGGCGGCCCGGTCGCTTGCCTCGTAGGTCTGCCACTGAATCTGCCCCACTGTTTGCTGGAACCGCTTTTCGGCCTGCCCCAGCTTGTAATCCGCGTACTCTTGCGGAGTCATCAGCGCGATTTCTTCCGCTGACGGCCCCTTCGGTTGCTCCTGCCGGGGCTGCTCGAGCCGTGCCAGTCGCTCCCTCAATTCCGCCGCTTCTCGCCGAGCCGTGGCCGCATCCTCGACGGCCTGCTTCGTGGTCTGCGAGAGCTTCTGAAAGCGTGCCTCGCCCCGCGTGGGGCGCCGCGGCTCGCCTTCTACTTCTTGCCCTTCTTGAGCATCGGACCCGTCACCTTCGGCGGCCCCTTCAAGCTCGGCCCCGACTTCTGCATCTTCGCGATCGGGACTGTCGGCATCCGCTTCGGCTTCGAGCCCTTCATTCGGCGTCTCCAACTCGAGGTTGTCGTCGTTCTCACCGGGCATTACACTTCTCCTTCAGTGGGCTTACGGCCACCAGTCGTTAAGTTCCTTACGGGAACAACTCGGGCAGTGACTTACGGCCACCAGTCGGAACTGCTGCATTTTCCGCGCGTTATAGGGGAATGTCAATACGACGCATGAACCTACCGAAGCTCACTGCGCTTTGCGGGATTCTCGCCCTCACCTCGCTGGTAGCGGTCGACACGCTGAATCGTGCGCTTGATTTCAAGCACGTCCGCACGGATGTCCGACAAACCCGCCTTGACATAATCGAACTCCGTGAGCACTTGGCCCGCTTTAAAGATGGCGCCCGCTGAAACGGTGAGCACCAGGATGACAAGGCCGATCGTGACCGGCGTGCTCTTGCTGATCGGCTCTTGCATCGCTCATCCCTTGTAGTCCGGGTCGCCGGGCTGCGCCGGCGGAAGGGGCTCCTGCAGCTTCGCGTAGAGCGCATCGACCATCGTCTCGATCTGCGTCTGCTCGGCCGGCGTGATGGTGTCGCCCTTCAGGCTCGCCGCGAACTGCGTGGCGAACGACTTGATGTTCTCAATGGCCTGAAACGCCACGGGCGCGACCGCGGTCGCAATGTTGATCGCCTTCTCAACGATCAGCAGGATGGATGCGATGTCCATGTCAGTGAACTCCGTTTGCGTTCTGGACGGCCTGGAAATCAGCCAATGCCTGCTGCGCAGCCGCGATTGCGGAAATAGCATCAAGCGTAGGGTTTTTCGCGATTCCGCGTGCCGCGACGATGGCCCCCTGCGCCTTCTGCGCAGCGCTCTGCATCTGCACCACGATAGTGCGACACGACGGCGGGATCGTGCGGTTGACGCACAATTGCTTGTACGCGACGGCGGCGCTCAACGGGACGCCGTACGCCGACTCGATGGTCGCGAGCTGACCTGCGCCGAGCGGGTTCGGGATCGACGCACCGATGGTTGCGCACGCCGAGAGGGACAGCGCGGCGAAAAGACTGATCAACCACTTCATGAATTACCTCCTGCGGCGGTGCGACTGACCGCGGCTTGTGCTCCGGGTGTAGCTTCAATTTTCGGGTTCGACTGATTGGTGGCGAGCTGCGCCACCGTCTGGTTGGCTTGAGCATTGACCGTGATTTTCTCGACACCAGGCATTGCTTGAACCTGCCTGAGGACACTGCCTTGGCCGGTGAGGATGGCAAGCGGAACCGAAAGCGCCGCTGACGTCAGCGTGCAAATGGCCACAATAACCTTCGCCATCGTCACACCGACGATCACGTCAAGCTGCGTGCCGCCGGTGGCAAAGACACCCAGCATTCCGATGGCAACTGCGATCCATTGTGCAGGAGTAAGAGTCACTGCGCGCCCTCCTCTAACCTGATAATTGAGGATTATGCCTTAATATACTGATTAGGCAAGTGAAAGCGCACCGACCTCAAAAGCGTTCCTTATTTGAGCCAAGGACTTATCGGTCATAAATTGGTAGTGCGGAGCATCGGGGAACAACCGCCAGTCACCGCCCCACTCCAATGTAGCAATGGTCTGCTTTACTGCTTTCGCGAAGTCACTATACGCCTGATCTTCTGCTTTAGAAGCTCCGGTTAAATACTCACCGCCTTTGAATAAACCTATGTCAAAAGCTATTCCGAAGTTATGGTTGCTTTGGCCGCCCCGCGTATTGGTGACTTTAGGGATCTTCCGATAAAGCTCGTCCTGTTCCGGGTAAGTGCGCGTGCCCGATAGGATCAGGCATTTGATACCGGTCTGAGTCTCCCGCTGCTGCGCCAGCTTCATCACCTGCCGCGCCGCCGCCTGCGCCTTGGGGAGGAGCGTGACGATGCACTTCTCGCTGCGCGGGTCGAACGTGCCGAACAACATCTGCGTCTCGAGATAGTCGGCCTCCCAGTCGGCTTCAGCTTGCTGCGTCATCGGACCGTATTTGCCGTCGATCTTGCCTTTATAGAAGCCGGCCGACTTCAGCAGCCGCTGCTCGAACTTGACCTCGTCGGGGAACATGCGAACGCTCATGGGTCTTTCTCCAATGTCACCCCCACGCGCAGCTTCTTGATCTGCTCAACCGCGGCCGCAGCGCCTGCTTCATCGCCGTCCGCAAGCTTGTAAGCCATCAGCGCCGTCCACTCGTCAGCTGCGAATGGATTATCTCGCAGGTCGGCCTCCAACGCAGCAATGGCTTCTTTGCGCCGGTCGTACAACCGTACAGCCATGAAATAGCGCGGGTAGGCCGTGCGGACCTGGTGGCTATAGGGAAACAACTTAGCAGCGCTGATGAGGTACGCCGTGGCGTCAGGTGAGCGGGTAGACAGCGAAAGTAACGCTTGAGCGCTCAACCACAGGGCTGCGCAGTTCAACCCGATCGCGGCAAAGATGGCCAACAGCAAGAGCCGCGAACATCGCCGTAGCAGGCATGTAGAGCGGGAAGGCTGCCAGTCCGATGACGAGGAAGACGACGGTGACATAGTGCTCTCGGGTGAGCGGGCCGCGCAAAGCAAACGCCAAAAGTGCGACCAGCACAAGACTTCCAGGCCCGAGTTCATACAGCAGTTGAAGCAGGTCGTTGTGAGCTTCGGTCGGCCGCAGAGCGAGGCTGTCGATCTGCTTGGCGTACTCGGGATACGTCGCCCAGAACGAGCCGATGCCGCGGCCCCAGAATGTCATCCCCGCCAGCGTGTCTTCCCACATCTGCGTTCGCTGGATGAACGTGTAGCCGCCGAAGATCGTACCAAGCACCGCGGTCGCCGCCCCCGAAAGTGCGGCCGCAACTTTATTTTTCTGCCATATCAATAGGATAAGCGCGCATCCTAAAGCTAAAAATACGGTTTTGCTTTGCCCGAGAATCACCCCTGGAATAGCCATCAGCACCAGCCACCGCCACCTGGGTACGCCAAGTATCCCGACGGCGGCGATCACGCAGAACTCCGCAGCAAAGTTCTTGTTGTAGAAGGTGCCGGCCGGCAGCGTGACTTGCGGCAAACCGTCCCAGCCCAATGTCTGCGCGATCATGATCGCGCTGTTCACGCCGGCGCCAAGCGCCGCCGCTACCCATACCGCGTTGAGATCGCGCCGCGCCGCGCCGATGCAGAACAACAGCCCAAGCAACCCGAACTTCCCAGCTTGTAACAATCCGTCATAAAAATTGAACGTCCACGCGAGCGAGAGCGCACACCACGCGAGGAACAAAAGGCCGAGCACATGACCGCGCGTGCGCGTGCCCGGATTGAAGTACCAGATGAACGGAACGACCGCGGCGAGCACGCACCACCGCGGCGCGGTCGCGAGTTCGGGGATGCCCGGAAGGATCAGAATCGCGACGAGAAAGACAACTGAGGGCACTCAGCAACCGCTGCCAACATTGTCGATGATCGTGGTCGGTGTAGTGCTCGTACCGCAATAGGCGATCTTTTTGCAGGTGCCTCCGCTTGTCCCTGCCACCCAACTTTCTTTGCAGAATCCCGCGCCTGGAGCGCTGCCGCTGGCGGTGATCTTCTGTCCGGCAAGCTCGCCCTGCGCCATCACAGGATTGCCAGCACCGATCAGCCAGCCACCTGTCGTGCCCCAGTGTGCAGCGACTTTGTCCGTGGTCGATCCTGCAACGCTCGATACGACGTCAATGCCGTCGGTGCCGTTGACAACGAACGCCATATAATCCGACCCAAGCGCGTTCATCGTCAGGATCGACTGACCGCCGGTGCCTTGATTCAAGTATAGCTTCTTCGCTGCGAGATCCGCGCCGGTGAGCGTTGAACCCGCCACTGTCGTCTTGATCGGGCCGCTACCTTGGATGGTCAGTGATGTCCACTGATCTGGCGCATTCCAGTAATCCTGGTAACTTCCACTGATCACATTAACGGTGTTGGGACTGCCGGACTTATTCGGCCCGATCAAAGTGCCTGCGGAATTTGTAAGCGTAATCGCATACGTGCCGCCACCAACAAAATCATTACCCATGATCATCATTGCAGGCGCGTTCGTTGCAACGATGTCTGAGCCGGTGCCACCACCGATGGTATTGCGAAGATAGTTATTGGCTATGACGATGCCCTGGAAGCCGTTCACGATCTTGATCGGTTCTTCCGACATGCCTTCAAAATCGTTTCCGATCACCTGTAATTGTGTGGACGCGCTAACATTCACGATCAGACCATTTGTGACGGTCCCCGAGTTTGGAACGATTTTGGTATTGGCTATAAGACCGCCGCCCGAACTTTCGTAGCTGATGCCTGCCACCGCGTTAACAGGATAAATCCATGAGTTTGTCAGTCGCCAGTCGCCGGCATCAGCCGACACAATGTTTCGTATCCTAACGCCATAATGCGCCGAATTAAAAACGGCAACCCGATCAACAAACCATGAACTGCCTACAGCGATGTCTAATCCGTCATAGTACCCGTCAACGGAAACATTACCGAAGTTGATTTTCTGCGTAGCAACGCCGCTCGTGACAAGGACTGCCGATGAGCCGGACGTAGCCGTTCCTCCGACTTGACGGAAACCAAGAGCCTGAAATGTCCCGGTAATGGCGGTAGCATTGAAGTGCTTAGCACTGGTGGACCCGCATGCGAACAACGACCCATACCCGCCGGATACGCCGCCAATACTTTCCGGCCCCGCACCCCACATCAGAAACGGATTGGCGATTGTAAAATTGCAAGTTGCTGAATAAAAATATCCTGGCGGAACTATAAGAACACATCCGTTGGTCGGGCACGCGGCGAGCCAGTTCGTGATGGCACTACTAACGTCGTTGGTATTAACACCGCTCTGCGCCGTTGTCAGTTGGGCGGGGGTCAAATAGTTCGCCAGTGAATAACTCTGCCCCAAGTTCACGCTCGACGAAAGACACGACCGTCCGTTCACATCCACCGTTGGTTTCTGCGACGACCCAACAGCATACGTTTGGGGTAGCGTCCCGCAAGTTTGAACGACAAGCGCGTCCTGCGCGTGCGCGAGGCTACATGCCAATGTGAGGAGCAGCCCGAGAATGAAACGCTTCATGAGCACACCTGCCCGTTCGTATCCACAGTGACTGGGCGTGTCGAGCCGACCGTGTACGGCTGTGGAAGCGTCCCGCATGTCTGCACCACGGTTGCTGCATCGACCTTCTGCGGGAGCAGCACGACTGCGCAAAACACCGCCCATCCGAGTAACTTTTTCATGACGTTATTACTCTCAGTTTACCTGTCGAATCGCATGTCAGCACGTAGGACTGACCGTTGGTCAGGGTCGGCGGCGACGAGTAATAGACGCAACCGAGAACCCCGTCGGGGATCGATTTGCCGACCTGTGCGGCCGCGAAGCCAATGCCTGCAAGCGCAAGGCCGATGGCGATGATTATCGCTTGCAGGTTCGTCATCCCATCTTCCTCGGCATCTGTGACGGATCTTGCAGGCGGTCCTGGTGAATCGCGCCCGGCGGCTGCTGCGCGCCCTTGGGCGGCATGGGCTGCGCGCCCGGCCGCGGCGTGCCCGCTACTCCCGGTCCTGCGCCTCCTGGGACGCCCGGCGCTCCTGGTGCGCCCAACTGTCCCATCGGACCCTGTGCCATCCCGACAGCCATCGCCTTGCGCTGCATCTGCTGGATATGGCTAAAGATATGCGCCTGCATCTTGAGTGCGTAGTCGCTCTGCGGGTTGGACTGCAACAACCGCATGTGGCTCTGGATGTGCAGGTTGTCGTCGTCGAGCTCGTGCACGTCGACCGTGAAGCCCTGCCCAAGCATCTCGTTCTCCATGTCCGCCATGACGGGCATGAGCTGCTCGGGGGACTTGAACGTGAGCGGGGCGAGTTGCGGGCCGAAAGCCGAACCGACGATGTGCGTGAGCGCCGGCCGCAGGTCGAGCTTGTAGGGTGCGTACTGATCGGGCGGGATGCCGCGCATCACGTTGATCGCCGCGATCTGCATCTGGATCTGCTGCTGGCTGCGCGCCTGCTCGACGCCGAACCAAATGAACTCATAGCGCTTGTCGAATGTGATCGGTGTCACCTTCTCCAGCTTGGCCTGGGTGCCCATCGGGCCCCACTGCTTCACGAAGATGTCGTCGTCACGGTACTGGTGGTCGAGCGCGAGGAACAGGTTGAGCATCGGCGTCAGGATGCCGTGCTCGAGCACCGTGACTGCGTCAGCCGTGGTCAATAGGTCGACCTGCTGCTCTTGCGCAATCTCGGCCTGATTGAGCTTGGTCGTACCCTGCTGCGTCACCATCGACGAGTTGACGGCGAGCGACTCCTTGATCTGGTTCTTGCAGCCGGAGACGATCTCCAAGCCTTCCTTCCAGATCGGCGGGAAGTTGAGTATCTGCGTGTTCTTCGGCGACGTCTCCCAGATCGCAGCAAGCGACAGAATCATCGACCCCACGCGCGGGTTCTCATTGGGGTCCGTCATGACGATCGGCATCAGCGCATAGGCCGCACTGTCCATCGCCTCGTTGCAGGCGTCGTTCGCCATGTATTGAATCGGTGCAACCGGCTCGACGAGGCTGCGCCCCTTGAACGAGCCCTGAACCTTCTTCACCGGCGCCGAGATAACTGGGAGGAGATCGCACCAAAGGGGATTACGTTTGCAGGAGAGGATGTTGTCTTTGCCGCCAAAATAGATTCGGCACAACCGACGCTCCCCCCGGCGAATAGAAACGACCGACCACGTCTCATAGACGAGGGCATATTTAGTACCACGGGCGTTCTTGATGCCAGCCGCGTCCACCATTTTTGCAGGCTTATCGGTTCGAGGTTGGCCCTTCGCAACGGCATCATCGACCATCTCCTCGAGCAGTGTCTGAGCGCCCGCCTTGGTGATCTCACCCTCGCGCGCCATCTTCTTGATCTGCGACTTGCTCCAGCGCCGCAGCACGGTCACCGACCCGCCGCAAGCGATCACCTCCTCGAGGCAGTCCGCCGTGTAGGGCAGCACCAGCAGGTCGGCATCCGCGATCACCTCGACGTAGGGGCAACCGCTCGTCACCTCCTGCTCGTCGATGTCGTCAACCTCCTCGCCGGTTGGCAGCCCCCCGACCGTGACCGGGGACTTGACCTTCTGCGTGACGTTGCGCTCGTACTCCTGCCAGTGAACGTAGATGCTGTACTGGCCCTCGACGTCGCCGTTGACCAACAGCGCGGGCATCACCTCGGTGCGGACTTTGGCCTTGCGCGTGTAGTGATCCAGAAGCGAGAGCGTCGCGAAAGGCTCGGTGCCGTCTTCGCTGATCGCGTCCACGTATCGGCCGGAGGGTGGGAACACCTGATTCGCGAACCGCGTTTTGCGCGCATCCACCGCGTCCTTCACCAGGGGGACGAAGATCTTACTGTTGCCGGAGTAGAACTGCTTACCGCCGAGCTTGCAGTTGTAGATGTCCCAGTAGTCGGCGTTGTTGTCGGCCCGGTCCGCCTGGTTCTGGAACCCGGTCTCGACCTCCTGGTATAGGTCAAGCAACTGATCGCGCACGGACTTGCGCTTGCTCAGCTCCTCGTCGCGCTCGAGCGCAGGACCCTCGTCCTCCTCGGGCTCAAGGTCCAAGTCGTCGTCCTGCGCCTCAAGCTGAGCGTCAGCCATCCGTCACCTTGCGGATATTAACCGGCGTAGCCTGCGTGATAACGCTGTCGACAGCGACGACGTAAGACGCGGACTGCTCAGCTTGTTTCTGCACAACTCCCCTGTGCCACAAGGGCTCGTGCTGGCCGGGATGGATGAAGTACACCTCGACCTTATCGCCCTGCTTGAACATGGTTACCTCTTGGTCGCGAGCAGCCCCTGAGAGTTTGGTTGAGGCAGGCTCGTCAAATACCTGTGTCCGCTGGAAGAATATGCGAAGTTGGCAGGCGTGTCACCTGTCTCGCTCCCGGCGCGCGTGAGCGCGACCAGCGACTCGAGGGCTTCCATCAGGGTGCGGTAGGGGCCGTCGGTGGCAAACTCGGTAACGACACCGGCTTTTGTGACAGCGCGACAGTAGCCTCCGGCGAGAGCATTAAGCGTCCATCGGGCGTCGGGGTGCACGGCGACGGCGGGGTATCCTCGTTTGGCGGTCGCAAGGAGTTGCCGCAGTCCCTCACGACCGTTCGTAACAGCTCCTCCACGGTCGACTGCAACAGGGACTTTGCGAGCGGCGGCCCGTAAACCCACGGTATCATGAGGGTCAAAATGTTGCGGTCCGGCAACGAGCTTAACTGAACGTCGGGCGGCAAGGCACGCGGATTGAACGATGTCGCCAAGGGTAGCTCCAGGATCACCTTCGCAACACCAGTCGTGCGTGACATTGAGAACCCCCTGGATGAACTGACAGAGCACCGCAGTGGTGTACTGCCCGGTGGCGCCGACCGCTAGGTACACCGTCTCCCGCGGGCGCAGTTCGACCAACTCGCTGACATGCTCCGAACGGAAGCCGTCATAAACTGGCAAACCCGACCGCAGTCTCGGCGCGTAAGCCAGCGCGTTGAGCGTATCACGGTGGCCCGTGGGGAAGGCAAGCATCTGCTTGACCAGCTCCGGCATCTCCTTGGCGAACTCGACCTCCTGCGCCTTGAAGAACGGCTGCAAGCCTTTGATGACGCCGATCTGGCCGAGCTGCGGAGCGTTCAGCGCCTGAACAGGTATCAGCGTCCCGCGGCGGATCTGCTCGGCGCGCAGCGGTTGCATGATGAACTCGTGAAGGCCAGTCTGCTCGACGCCGATGGTGATCGGCCGGTACTCGTCGTTGACCCGGAAGATGTCGTTGACGATCTCGTCGGGCTTCCAGAAACCGCCGCCGGCGTCCCACACGATCATGCGCGAGCCAACCCACGACCACGCCGCCCAGCCGGTGGTCGCCGATTTGTTCTTGTCGGTCGATCGCGCCGGGTCGTACATCGCATAGACGGGATGCCACGTCCGGTCCTGCACCTTGACGCGGATCATGTCGGAGGTGAACGTCCGGCTGGCTGGGTCGCTCGCCTCGCACATGTACTCCTGCTGATACTCCTGCATCGCGCCGAGATTTCGGTAAGAGACGATCTTGGCGTCGATGGCTTCGAGGGGGAAGCGCGCCTTCCATGTCGCCACGCGCTCGCCGGTCTCAGCATCCTTGCTCTCGATCGGGAAGACCTTCGTCACCCAGTCGGGTGCGGCCTTCAGCTTCATCAGCCAGGACTCAGGGTCCAGAGGAGTGCCAGCAATGCGAAACCGATAGCCGGGGGCCAAAGCTGGTATGACCACTTTGAGAAACCATTGCTTAAACTTCTCCCTGGCTTCTGGGGTAGCCACACACTCGTCGTCCTCCATGTCATCGCCAAAAGCCAGGTCAGGGCGAGCAGATAGATGCTTAGCACCGCGGAGAGACTGACCACGGCCAAATGCCTGTAGAACAACTCCGTTGCTGAGGACAATTTTCTTCTCCTGCCAGATGTTGCCGACCAGCGGACCGAACAGGTCCTGCAGGTACTCGTTGGTCTCGAACTCGTGCTTGATGGCCGTGAGGCGCTCGATCGCGCGCGGCTCGTTCTCGCCGAGAATGATGCAATTCTTGAACATTCTCAAGGCACCCATCACCGTGATGGCCTCCTCGGCCACCGTCGACTTAGCGCCACCGCGGAACGCCATCGTCAGCACCTGGGGTGCGGCGCTGTACCACAGGTCGACCATCTCGCCATGGAACTCCGGCGTCTCGTCGGGATGACGGTGCTTGAACAGGACCTGGTGCGCGAGCCTGGGGTTGGCCGCGAGCTTGCGGATCAACTCGTCTCTCGTTGGCTCAGATGCGGTCACGGATGCGCTTCCATACCTGACAGGAACGGTAGCACGTCCACATGCTGACGACGATGCCGAACGCCTGCAAGGCGAGGACCGCGCGCTCGAAGGTCACGCATCTACCGGCTTGGCGGCCGCCTCGCTCACCCAGATGCGCACGCCGAACTGGGATTGCACCTGCAGCAACCCCGCGGCGCTGTCAGTCGACGTGATCTCCCCCGTGATCTCGAGACCGCCCGGCGTCTTGTTGTCGAGGATGGCGGTGACGACGTCGCCGACTTTCATTTGACGCGCTTCAGCCGCGGGTTGGACTTCTTCGCGGCAGGGGACGCCTTGCGCGTCGATGCGGCCAGGATGGCTCCAGCGCGCTTGGGCGACACGCCCTCTTTCTTCGCGATGGACGACTGCACTGCCTTGAAGCCGGGGTGCTTGGCCATGTGGGTGCCCTACGAGAACTGATCTTTGATCTGACTGTTCCAGAACCTACCGGGGCTGTCGGCCGTCTGCAAGCCGTCCCAGATGTCGGGCGGCACCTGCCGGTAGGTGTACGACCTGCCGGACGTGAAGGTGATCGTCAGCTCCTGCCGCTCCTCGTCGTAGTCGGCAGACGAGAGAGCGGAGGAGCCGGGGAAGGATTGGCGGGGCATCAGGGCTTGGTCTGGTCGGCGCTCGTGTACTCGCCGTTGCGCACCGCATCGTCGTTCACCGACTTGTACTCGGCGAGCGGGGCGATGGGCGGGGAAGGCTGCTGCGGGGGCGCTGGTTCAGTGGCAGGTGCGGCGTCGGCTTCAGGCTTCTCGGTCGGGATGAACTCGCTGGAGGCGTAGGCGCCGTTGCGCTTGAACGTCAGCACGTGCACGCCGTCGGCGGCCGCGATGTGGATCTCCACGAGGGACGTATCGGCGGGGTTGACGCGGAAGTCGAGGGTAGGGCCGTCGGGAAGCGCGACCTGCTGCGGGGCGATTGCGAAAAACATAGGGGCTCCTACAAAAGTGCGATGGGGGATCGGGACGTAGAGTGAACCCATGCGGCCACGAGAGGTTCCGGCAAAAGACCCGGAGGGTTTAGTCTCCGGGTTCAGTTGGGTTGCGTCAACGGGAGGAACGAGGGGAGTGGAGCATAGGACCGCGAGAGGGTCAATCAGGAGGTTGCTCGAATAAAGGCAGCAGCGACTTGGGGAACGATTGCGTTTCCGAAACCGTGTAGCGCGGCTTCCACCATGCTGTGGGATAGCCCATCAACCACGCGACCCACTGCGGGTTCAGGACGCCAAGTATTGCGTTCACACCGTGGGATTGTAACCCACTTCGTCGGTTTGCTGTTGGTGTAGGCCATAGGTTGGCCATTGCTGCAAGTGATAGACCGTGCGAGCCCGTCGCCTGCGACGGGCTTATCTTTTTCTGCCGGTTCTCGTTCGGCGAAGATCGCGGCGTTGGCCACAGTCCATGCTTCGCCATTGATTGCAGCGAGGGCCGAACTTTTCCAGTGCGCCCCGCCGCTCCACCTTGATTCGTCCCATAACTGCTCGCACTCGGAGTCGGCAGTAAACCAGGCCCTGTATGGCGATATTCGACTTCCCGTACCCACCGAATTCCAGGTCTTGAATGCTGTTCAAGACCGACCAAATCAGTTAAAACGGCACCGCCTCGCAGGCCGTTGATGGCGGTCCTGCGAGGCGGCTCACCCCTCGAAACTACTGAGGGAGCTTCTGCACCTCACCTGCGTGTCGCGGCCATAACCTTGATCGCGCCGGGAGGCTCTGGTTCCCCGATACAGCCGGGGTCAGTTCTGGGCGGCGGCCACCTAGGCCGCCGTTCCCGTCTTGGGTGCGGCCTCCTCGACCGGGAAGCAGAAGTCGAGCATGGCGGTGAAGGCGGCGATGAACTTGGCGCGCTCGGCCTTGGTCCAGGTGTCGCCTTCGGCGGGCAGGCTGGCGAGCAGACCCGCTAGCGCGGGTGGCACGGCCGGGTTAGGCGGCGGTGCGCCCTTGAGCACGCGCTCGGAAACGATGCGCTTGGCGATGGTGCGCTGGCGCGGAGTGCCGACCGGCGAAGCCGACGCAGGCGAGGCGGTGCGCGCCGAAGGCCTGGGCGCGGACTCGGGCTTCTCAGGAACAAGACCAGCGGCGGCACAGAGGCCGAGAAACAGAGCGACCATCCGGCTCTGTTGTCCAACCGGATGGTAGCTGCGGAAAGCATCGCGGACGCGGGTTTCGCCATCCTGAGACGGATCAACGAAAGAGAAGACTTCGGCGTAAGCACCTCTGAGCCAGTCCACCATTCGGCTCTGGAATTCAGCCTCGGGGGCGAGTCGCAGTCCCTCTAGCGCCTCGGTTGGCATCCCTTTTTCGTCAATCAGATCGAGCACCTCAAGGGATTGCAGAGTGCGCGAGATCAAGCCGTCGGCCACGCTGGCCCTCGCCAACACTTCCCGGTCAATGGGAGCAGGCAACCCGCGATTGCGGTAGCGGTTGATCAACTCGACGATTGCGCTCGGAGCGGTGTAGGGCGCTGAGCGGTCCCTGGTAACAGCCACGGCAGCCTCCTGGTTCTAGGCGACTGTGGTAAAGCACAAGGGTTGCTGGTTTGCAATGCCTTTTGGTACGGCGAATACCAACTCTCATTAACATATTGATTTGACAGTATATTTTCTGTGTGCTGGGATGGCCGTCTCAATAAGGGAGCATGTCATGGCCAAAGAATCTGGCGCTCATCCGGTCATCTGCCCGAATCTGATTCGTCGGCCCCACGGGGACTGGCTGGCCGCGTCCCCCCAGGGGGCAAGCCTTTGCATCGGCGTAATCGGCGCGACTGAGCGGGAAGCGCGTGACTATTTTGAAGCAACGATTGCCCGTTGGTTTGAAATAATTCGTGATACAAATAATGGGGCCGTTACTTGACGTACCCATATACGCCTGACATAGTTGAATCACATAAGGGATTTAGCCATGTCTTCCGTTCTTGATGCCGCCCATTTCCACGATGAAGCAGCGGCTTACGAATATCTCGAAGCTCGCATTTGGCCGAACGGGCCAGTCTGCCCGCACTGCCAAGGCACCGACCGGATCGGCAAGCTTCAGGGCAAGTCCACGCGGATCGGCGTCTACAAGTGCTACGCCTGCCGCAAGCCGTTCCGCGCGACGGTCGGCACGGTGTTTGAGGCCAGCCACGTCCCGCTGCGTCTCTGGTTGCAGGCAATCCACCTGATGGCATCGAGCAAGAAGGGCATTAGCTCCAACCAGCTTCACCGCGTGCTGGGCGTCACGCTCAAGACGGCCTGGTTCATGTCGCACCGCGTGCGCGAGGCGATGCGCGTTCTCGGGATGCCGGTGCTCGGCTCAGATGGCGGCATCGTGGAAGTCGACGAGACGTACATTGGCTTTCAGGAGGGCGCGAACAGCAAGACGAAGCGGCGCGGTCCGCAGTTCCGCAATACGGTCCTGACGCTGGTCGAGCGTGGCGGATCGGCGCGGAGCTTCCACGTTGACGGAAACACGGTCGGTGCGCTGATCCCGATTATCCGCGCCAATCTCGACCGCGAGGCCAAGGTGATGACGGACCAAGCTAGCTGGTACAAGAGCCTCAAAATCGAATATCCGAAGCACCAGACGGTCAACCACGACATCAACGAATACGTGCGTGGGGAAGTGTCCACGAACGCCGTGGAGGGCTTCTATTCGGTGTTTAAGCGCGGCATGAAGGGCGTGTATCAGCACTGCGCTGAGAAGCACCTGCACCGTTACCTTGCGGAGTTCGATTTCCGTTTCAGCAATCGCGTTGCGCTGGGTGTGGATGACGTGAACCGCGCCGACCGCGCATTGCAGGGCATTGTCGGCAAGCGACTGACCTACAAGCAAACTAATTAGCGGAAGGCCGCCCTATGGGCAGAATAAAAGGTCAAAAGCAAAAGCGAACGCCAAAGCTTAAGGACAAAAAGCAATCCGAGCGGTTCAAGGAAGCCGCTCGGGAGCTTGGTGCGGATCAGGATTCCGGAGCGCTAGACCGCATCCTTGGCGAAATGATCCGTAAGCCAGGGCCGGGCGTGTCTGAGCTAGACAAGGATCGGCTGCGCGCCGCCGCACGGACCAAGCGGAAGGATTGACGCAACCGCGACGATTGGTGAGCGGAACGTTTCGGAACGAAGTTGCATCGCCGTGAACGTCTAGCGAACGCAGACTCGACAAATCGGGGTGGGTACGGGAAGTCGAATATCGCCCCCTGTATCGTATGTGCTTCGCACCGACGCTGACAGCCGGAATATGCGCCGCCCCGACGGCAAACTTACATGCTTCCAGGTCAGCGCACACTCCGTCGAGCCAAAGGGGTGCTGTACTAACCTGCTCTCCATAAATTTTTGTAGGCGTGCACTGCTGTATGAGCCAGTGCCAGTAGGGCCACAGGTGCCGCTCGTCAGCAAACCCGCGGCGTTGGCCTGCCGCGGAGAAAGGCTGGCAAGGACAGCTTCCCGTCCATACCGGGCGATGATCTGGCCAAGCCGCTTGACGTAGAGCGAGCGACCAGCCGCCGATGCCTGCGAAGAAATGACATTGGGTGTAGCCGCGAAGTTCTGCGGGCTTGACGTCTCGTATGTCGCGTTCATCCACGTCTCCGGTTGCGATCAGCTTATCCGCGATGAGTTCGCGAAGCCATGCTGCGCAGTTTTTGTCGTTCTCGTTGTAATAGGCGCGCATGAGGTTTTGCGGGGGAGGAGGGGCGATGTGCTGAGTATGTTATAGTTGGTTTTGAAAACGCAAGCGATTTTTGGATCACCTGATAAAAAAGAATCAACCCCGTCGGCCTTCGCCTTTAACCCCAAGTTCCAAGCACGCTGCTCGAGCTGCCTGGCGCCGAGCTCGCCGGCCGATCCATGCATATGCATGAACTTAGCCTAGTCGATGGAATATATTCCTAGCATAGGACTGAATGTGCTAATCGCCGTAAAACCTAGGAATATATGTGCTAAATGTGGTAGCGGGATACCATTTGTGCTAGTGCGGAGGGCGGCGCACTTCGACCAGCAAGTGAGGATCTGACCACAAGTGGTTGAAATCGTTGAGGTCCATGGGGTCTTATTATTATTATACTATTAGATTTTAGAAAGTATATATATACCCCTTGTGTTCTTTGTGTTGTGTTGTCCATCCAACACAAAACACACCGCACGACCTCCGCTCTATCTCCAAAACCCTGCTAGGCTGTAGTTATTGATATCATTGGACAATTTTTTCAGCCTATTAGCAGATTTTAGCCTTCGACCCTTAAAACCGGCTAAAATGGCCGTTTTTCAACACACGAAACACAACACATGTGTTACACAGACACAAAAATGTTGTGTTGGCCTATTGCGTCTCTAACACAAACGTGTTATCTCTGCGGGCGTCGGCGCGTATTGCGCCCTACAACAGGAGACAAATCCAATGGACTTCGCGAAAGTCACAACCGAGCAGCTCAAACGTTCGCTCAAATTCCACGAACACGACCGTGGGACCATGACGATGGCCGAGGAATGTCGCCGTATGTTCATGGTGCAGGAAATCGAAACCGAGCTAAAGCGGCGTGGAGGCACCAGCAGTGTCGAATGCCCGCACTGCAAATGGGGCTTTGCGCCTGCGGTCATCGACCAGCATATTCGGGAGAAACACTGATGACTGGCGATCAGCTCAAACGCTGGCGCGTAAACCGCAACCTGACGCAGGACGATCTCGCCCAGCATCTCGGCTGGACGCGCGACATGATCGCGAATCGTGAGGCTGGACGCGCATCGTTCACCGAGGACATTACTGCCCCATTGGCAGCCTTGGACACGATCCTAGAGCAGCGCAAAGCATCTGCCGGGCAACCCGCGAAGCCTCCCCGCTTCGACTACAGCAAGCACCGCTGCTGGGATCTGCGTGGCCAGCCGATCACGTACGACCACGCCAAGGCTCAGCCGTGGCCCTATTCGTTCTACCGCCTCGCCGGCAGCAAGGCTCGCGACTCGATCACTGGCGACCTTATGGCCACGCTCAACATCATGGACAAGCGCACGCCGCAAGGCGCCGACACTTACGTCCAGCTCAACCTGGACACATGGGAGCTCCGGTGTTTTTACCCGGACCATCCCGAGCACGTCAGGCTACTCCCCGAACTCAAACGCTTGCTAGGCGATGGACGGCCGTCCGAGCAAGCGCAACCCAAGCCGTTCAATTTTGAAAGGACGACCAATGCAGACTGACCACACCCTTGGCGAATCGCTTCTGTCCCTCCCCACACTGCCTTACGGCTGGTATTGGGAGGGCCGCAACCTGGTCTATCGCGGCGACAAGACCGAGCAATGGGCGCGCGTGCTCGCCGCTCTCGCGCAGTTTGAGCCCTGAGCATCGAACGAAGCTTAACGACTTGCTCGCCGCAAAACGCGGCTCAATAGGAGGGATTTGAAATGGGTCTGCAAGAGGCCAATTCAGTCTGGCAAGCGCTAGAGCATTCATTCACGGACCTTGTGGCACGTAAATATCCAGGATGCGATAAGTGGCATTGGTTACGTGCTGTGGCGCATGTCAATGGCGAGAACGTTCGGCGCAACGACGACACAAGCCGGGATAGCGATCTTGCCGGCGATACCGAGCTCCGTCATGCGTGGGAGCACTATATCGCCGCCCTTCATGCGTTCTATGTGATGCGAGACGGTCCGCGCGGCTTTCTCGGTGGTCGCGGCGCCTGACGTAACAAAAAGTGATCGGCCTTTATCCACAATGGCCGATCACTCTCCCGCCAAGTGAGTTGACATAGTTGATAAGTTAGTTCACGGTCCACAAATCAGAACCCTGGAGGTCACACCGATGCTTAGTTTTCACAACATCGACAAAAGCGCGTTTCGCAAGGGCCAATACGTTGGCTACGCGAACGGCACCATATGGCGCATCAAGCGCACTTACGGCGGCTGGACAGCATCTAATGGCGGCCAATCATTTACACGCCGCACGCTGGCCGAAGTGTCCAAGGCTTTGGAGATCACAGCCGGCGTAGTGATCGAAATGAACAAAGCCTAAGAACGAAACGCCTCTCGCGAGAGGCGTCGCACCGTGACGCGGTGCCTGATGAGTTCAGAAACCTGAATCCTGGAGATCAACATGCCTCTTACTGCCGAATCAGCGCTGCGCAAAGATCAAACCAACGGTCATGGAAGCGCAAAGCTAGAGCATCGTCACTTCGCTTTCATCGCGGCAACTATCAAGGCGATGCCTGACCATGCTGCCACACTGCGCACCCAGAAGCGCTCTGTGGCGCTGGCGTTCGCCGATGCTTGCGCCGGCACCAATCCCCGCTTTGACCGCGCCAGGTTCCTGCGCGCTTGCGGCGAACAGGAATAGGACCCTCCCACCATGACCAAATCACAGCACACCCCGACGCCTTGGAAAGTACACCCGTACCGATACAATCATAGTCCTTACAATAAGGGCATCGATATAGGCCCGGGCTTGCGAGCCGTGGCCGCAGTTATCGGTGAGTTTGAAAAGCCGGAAGCTGGTCCCGTAGCGGAAGCCAATGCCGCCTTCATCGTCCGAGCCTGCAACGCCCATGATGCTTTGGTGGAGGCGTTGGACAAAGCGAACCAACGAATTGAGCAGCTATGCAGCACGGTCAACACGCTGAGCATATGTGCGGGCGGAACGCCACGCAAAGTCACGCTTGGCGATTGGGTGGACGACATTCGCGCCGCCCTCAAACTCGCAAAGGAGGGCTAGGCCGTGGAGATAAGGTTTTCAGCGGGGTTTACAGATCCTGCCTTGGCTGTGGAAGCTATCGATCGAACGGGAGTGCGCTTTCGCGACTTCCGAATCAATCGCCAAGGTGCCCTGCGCTTCACACTAGATCGCGCTAGCGTGGCCGATCACGATGCAGTAATTGCAGCCTTGTTCGATCTCGACCCGCACGTCTGCGCCTTGGTGGCAGCAATACGTGCCGCGTTCGGATCTTGTGCTGTTCGTAGCGCCCAAAATAAAGTTCATCCCCGGAGCTGGCCAGGATAACACTCAGCCGGCGCAAGGCACTTGTTTACTGGCCAAAGGCTCTCGTGGCTGCGCAGCTCTACACAATGCGTACTACGCTAAGCTTGGAAAGCTCATGCAGCCGGTTTGACTATGTTTATCAACTATGTTATGAGGCAACCATGTGGTCCTACTCCGACCCCTCTTACCGTCGTCCCTCCCTGCGCGAACGTCGCGCGGGCGTATGGGAGTGTCGTGAGTGCGAGTGTGTGAACGAGCCGAACACGCCACGGTGTTGGAACTGCGAAGCAGGGCGCGATGAAAACGCAACTTGACCTTGAATATGAAGTCGCGAGTTCTGTCGTGGCCGCCGGCCAGTACGAATGGGGTCGCTGCGTAGGATTGCCGAACGAAGTGCGTTTGCGGCGTCTCTACGCAGCGATGCGCTATCAGGAACAGCTAAACGCCGCGTCTCGGATCAACCACGCGAAAGCCGGCGAGGCTGCGGACGTGGATGCGGGTCTGATGGCGCCCTGAATTTGGGTCGTACGCCAGCACCAGGCCCGGTGCGACAGGTTTGAGGATGTAGAACACATGACCTCTGCGAGCAGCGACCATCCCTGGCGCGGGAGCGGCGGCAGGAAATCGGAGCCAGTTTGCAGCGAGCCAGAGCTCGCGCCTAGCGTGCCCGAACACCTTGAGCGCGACGCCGCAGCCGCAGAATGCTACGCGCGGACAGCCCTTGGGATGGTCGACGACTCGCGGCGCTTCACGTTGGACGAGTACGTGGCGGCGAAGGTGCGGAGAGACAACCGCATGTACAACGTGGTGTGCACGGCGTTCGGCGTGATGCTTGCGCTGGCGGTGACTGCGGTAGCCGTGGACTCGTTCGTGCGCACCAAGCCCGTAGCCCTCGACCGCATGCCGGTCGTAAGCTTGTGCTCCGGTAGTGCAGGCGTTCTGTGCGACGTAAACGGCAGCCGCAAATGCGAGTGTCTTCCAGCGCATTGAACTCTCCCCGACAGGTTTCCGACGCGCGCAGGCTAGTTAATAAACCGATACCTATCAAGTGGTTACAGATCAGCAGTCACGGAGCGATGGCAAATGTTGAACGCTTGGCTAGACCAAACGCGGCTAGTGCAAGAAGTCCCCGGTGTGCCGGAGGAAGATCGTTGGTTCATCTGGCACAACCGCTCGATCGTGTGGAAGGGGCCGACCAAGGAGAGCGGAGAGCGCTACGCCAAAGAACACGGCCTCACGATTGAAACCGTTGAATACTTTGAGCCGTAGTCCCGTCACATCACAAACATGAACATCACAAACATGAACATCATAACCTTGGACTTCGAGACTTATTTCGACGACGAGTACTCGCTGAAGAAAATGACGACGGAGGCGTATGTACGCGATCCGCGGTTCGAGGTGTTGGGCGTAGCCGTTCGCACCTCAAACGGTTTAACCCAATGGTGGGGCGGTTTGCCTCCTATCGACTGGGATAACACGGCCGTTCTCTGCCACCACGCCCAATTCGACGGCTTGATCCTCTCTCACCATTACGGAGTGAAACCCCGTGCTTGGCTTGACACTCTCTCAATGGCTCGCTTGCGGCTTGGGAATCATCTGTCTGTCAGCCTGGCCTCTCTGGCTGCTCACTTCGACCTCGCTGCAAAGAATGTCCCCTACGACCTTTTTAAGGGTCGACATTGGAGCGAACTACCTGACCATACTCGGCGCCTTGTTGCTGATGGCGCTTGCCATGACGTGGATCTGACGTGGGACATTTTCGGTCGCCTCGCGCAAGGCTTCCCGGCCGAAGAATACCAAGTCATCGACACCACGATCCGCATGTTCGCCGAGCCCACAGCCGTCGCCAATCTACAACAGCTCCGCGACGTGTGGGCGCAGGACGAGCAGCGCAGGCGCGAGCTCCTGGCCGAAGTGGGCTTGACGCCCAAAGACCTGCGCTCGGACGCCACGTTCGCCAAGCTACTGCAAGCCGAAGGCGTCATACCGGAGCAGAAGCAAGGCACCAACGGCCCGATATGGGCGTTCGCCAAGACCGATGCGTTCATGAAGGGGTTGGAAGATCATGAGAACGAACGAGTGCAGGCCCTCGCTGCCGCCCGCCTGGGAACCAAGACATCTATCCTTCAGTCAAGAGCTGTGCGTATGGCTCACATGGGCCAGCGCGGGCCTCTTTGTATCTATCTTTCTTACGCTGGTGCTCACACGTCACGCTTTAGCGGCGGCGACAAGCTCAATTTTCAGAACCCGCCGCCGTCCCTGAAGAAAGCGATCGAGGCGCCCGCCGGCCACAAGTTCGCCATCGCAGACGCTAGCCAGATCGAGTGCCGCATCCTCAACACCCTGGCCGGCCAGTGGGACGTGGTCGAGCGGTTTAAGAACGGAGAAGACCCCTATGTCAACGTCGCGAGCGAGTTCTACAAGCGGCCAATCAACAAGCGAGACCACCCAGTCGAGCGACAAGTCGGAAAAGTGCTCGAGCTTCAATGCGGATTTGGAAGCGGAGCTGCAAAAATTAGGGCAACGCTACGGATTAGAGCTAATATCCTGCTCGACGAGGCCGCTTCGCTACGGGCTCGCGACGCATATCGTTCTACTCACACCCACGTTGTGTCCCTTTGGCGAGACGCCGAAGGAGTCCTAGACCGCCTCCACGGCTTCGAGTCGTCGGACTGGCTGGTCTTCAAGATCCGCTGCGACGCAGCCAAGGGCCACCGTCGCATCGTCCTGCCAAACGGCATCGAGCTGATCTACGACACGCTGGAGTGGCACACCGACGAGGAGAGCGGCGACCGCTACTGGCGTATTAAGACCAAGAAGCGAAAAGGCGAAGGTAATTATGAATACGCCAAGATGTACGGCGCCAAGCTCGTCGAGAACCTGGTGCAGGCGCTGGCGCGCATCATCGTCACCGCAGCCATGAACCGCATCAAGGCGGCCGGCATCCGCATCGTGACCATGACGCATGACGACGTGGTGTGCCTGCTTCTTGACGATGCCAACATACATGATAAGTTCGCACTGATCGTTGCGGAGATGAAGCGCACGCCAGCGTGGATGCCGGAGTTGCCTCTTGACTGCGAGGCTGTGATCTCGACGAGGTATGAGAAATGAAAAAGCTTATTGGAGGAATTTGTCTGTTGGCGCTTGCTGGGTGCAGCGATTTTGTCGACGACAATGTTGGCACCGTGATTTTATTCCGCGACGCCAACGCGAAGAAGTCTGCCGTTCATAAAATAGGCGGCTACTGTTGGGTCGCGTGGTATTCAAGAATCGAGAAGCTGATGCTCCACCGATCCGGTACAATTTCCGATCCGCCCTTTAAATATAGATGGGAGCTTGATCGGCGCGGACCACCGGACCATGCGGCAGATGAACGCTGGTTCGACGAAAATTGTCTTGAGCCGCCCAAAGAAAGGAGCTGCTGATGCCCTGGAACGCGAACGACGCCAATCGCAAGACGAAGAAAGCAAAGAGTCCGAAGTCAAAACGCCAGTGGTCGAAGGTCGCAAATAGCGTCCTGTCGAAGACCGGCGATGAAGGGCGAGCGATTCGCGAGGCGAACGCGGTCGTGAAGCGGAGACGCAAGTGATCACGCTTACATCCGCGCGATATGCTATTGCGGCAACGGCTCTCATTGCGTTTACGGCCGGCGCGCTGCTCATGCGGGTGTTCGGGGCATGAAACTCCCAACGTACAGCTACAGTTTTCTGAACTGTTACGACACTTGCCCCAAGCAGGCGTTCCATCGGTACGTGTTGAAGGACATCAAGTTCGTCCCGACCGAGGCGATCACTTGGGGCAACACGGTTCACGAAGCGCTCGACAAGCGCGTTGGCAAAGGCACGCCGCTCCCACCGGAGTGCGCCAAGTTCGAGCCCTACGCTTTGGCGCTCGACGCGCTCAAACCGACCACAGAGACCAAGGTGGCGATCCAGCGCGACGGCACGCCCGTGTCTTACTACGACGACTCGGTGTGGTTCCGCGGCAAAGCCGACGTGGTGGTCGAGATGAACGACACGGCTTTATTTCTTGACTGGAAAACGGGCCGCAGCGACTACGAGGACCCATACGAGCTCGAGCTGCACGCGATGGCGTTCCAGGCCGCGCGGCCACACTTGCGCAAGATCACGGCGCGCTACGTGTGGCTCAAGGAGAACAAGCTGGGGCGTCCCTACGACGTCTCCAACGTCGGCGAGACGCTGGAGTGCCTGCAGGAAAAGGCCGACGAGATCGAGATGGCGCACAAGCGCGGCGAGTGGCCGACGAAGCAAGGACCATTGTGCGGCTGGTGTCCCGTCAAGTCGTGTGGCTTCAATCGCGCGAAGTGACGCAAAGGAGAGGTGTGTGTCGGAAAACGCACGAGGAGGATGAAAATGGGGAAACCGATTTTGTGTCTCGATTTTGATGGCGTGATCCACAGTTATAGCAGCGGGTGGAAGGGTGCCGACGTGATCCCCGATCCGCCTGTCGCGGGAACCTTCGATTTCCTTGAACAGGCCATCGACCATTTCGATGTGCAGATTTTCAGTAGTCGGTCGCACCAGCCCGGCGGCACCCAGGCGATGAAGGATTGGCTATGGAAGCACTTGGCCGATCACTTCGACTGCGCCTTTGCGGGCGACCCGAAGGATTTTGATCGTGCCCTCCGCATCCGCGACGCGATCAGTTATCCGGCAGAGAAGCCCGCAGCGATGATTTCCATCGATGACCGCGCCCTGACGTTCACCGGGCGCTGGCCGGCAATCCAAACGCTCAAGGAGTTCAAGCCGTGGAACAAGCGATGAAAATCGAATGGGTGGACGGCAAGCGCGAGCCGCAGTGTGCGCCCGATCCCGCATATCCGAACGGCAAGGACTTGGACTGCTCGAACGGAGCGGCCAAGACGTGCACCGCGCAGCTCACCTGCCCCGCTCCGCGTTGCGGCCACTACGTCGTGGAGTGCAAGCGCTGCGGCTACCGGGTCGCGGCGACCACGGCTGGGCGGCCCGACGATCCACGGTCGATCAAAATGCCGTGCAAGCTCAACTGATGCAGACGCACGGTGATGCGCCCAGACCGTAGCAAAACGAGGAACACATGAAAAAATACTTCCGTATCATCGTCAAAGGCCCCATCCCGCAGGTGTTCTACGACTACGAGGTGCCTGAGAACGCGCAGCTCCCTCAGTTCTGGGCGAACGTGGTTGCGTGCGGCTACGTGCTCACCGAGCGCTTCATGGTGCCCGCCGACCAGATCGCGTCGATCACGGTGGTGACGATGGATGTCGCGCAGCAGGGCTGGCGCCCGCACGTGGTGAACTGATATGGCTGCGAAACCCCTTTCCCGAGGCGAGAAGATATTCTTCACCTGTATTATCAGGGGAGGTTCGTGTGCGCTAATCATGATCGGGCTTCACGTGGGCGGCGAGGGTGCAGTTCTTGTCGCGCTAGGTGCCGGGCTGCTCAGCATGACTCCTGCGATGGATATGGACGCGCGCTCATGACTCCCGAAGGCGTCGTCAAAAAGCAAATCCGCGACTGGTTGAAGTCGGTCGGTGCCTACGTATTTAGTCCTGTGCAGATGGGCATCGGCTCACGCACGCTCGACCTGCTGTGCTGCATCAAAGGCCGCTTCGTCGCGATCGAGGTGAAGCGGCCAGGCGTCAACGAGCCCACCAAGATCCAGGCGCTGTGCATCCGTGAAATCGCGCAGGCCGGCGGCATAGCCTTCACCACCAACTCGCTGGAGCGGACCAAGGACTACATCGCTCAGCACGTCTTCAACCATTACAACCCGGAGACGGGAGAATAACTGGATGCCGCACTGGTGCCTGCAAGACGCTGCGGACTATCTGCGCACGGCGAAAGCGCCGAAGCCCCTTCTGTCAATCATGAACGCGGTAAAGCGCATTTTCACGTTCACTCACGAACGCGCCAACCGACTTGTTCGATTCACCCGCGTCGTTCGCGATTACAAAAATGGCGTTATGGTTGACGACATCACGTCGCGGTACGGCTGCAGCAAACACACAGTGTTGCGCTATGCTCGTCTCGCAGGGTGCAGTAAACGTCCTCGCGGGTTTGACCCCAAAATAAAAGAAGCTGCGATGTCGTTGTACAAAATGAACAGACCCGTGGCCGAGATCGCTGCAAGGCTCGGCGTGTCGGAAGCTTACGTGTCCAAGACGGCATCTGAACTCGGGGTTCAGCGCCGTACGTTCAAGCGGAGGAATAAATGAACTGCCCGTGCTGCGAGCAACCGCTGCCGCAACGGACCGGCCTCAAGCTGGTGCCACGCTACAACATCGTCATGACCAGCGAGCACGCCGTCGTGCTCTCGCCGCACGCCTTTAAGATCCTCGAAGCGGTGATGCGCTGCGCCAGACCGATCGACGACCTGATCGACGTGCTTTACAGCGAGCGCCGCGATGGCGGTCCCGATACGGCGCGGGAGTGCGTCATCACGTCCGTCACCCGGATCAACAAGGCGATCAACCCGATGGGCTGGGCCGTGCGCAATCACAGCCGCGGCATGGGCACGCACCTTTATAGGCTGGAGCATGTGGCTCGACCGTCAGCGTAACGTCGTCATCCACGACACGCCGATCGCCGACAAGGTCGTGCAGGCGATCCCGTCTGCGCGCCGGCTGCACAACGGCTTCGTCGCCACGCCGAACACGCTGTACAACCTCCAGCTTCTCCGATGGTTGGGGTTGCAAGTCCCCTCACCGATGGACGACGCTTATGACTGGCCCGGCCGCTATTCTCCTTTTGCTGCTCAGCGGATCACAGCTAATTTCTTGTCTGTTCACCCTCGAGCTTTTGTCCTCTCGGATATGGGCACAGGAAAAACCCTTGCTGCTTTATGGGCCAGTGATTTTATCCTGCGTCAGTTTCCTGGGGTTCGCTGTCTCATTGTTTGTCCACTAAGCACAATGCAACGGGTGTGGGCCGATGCCGTCTTCACTCATTTCCTCGGACGTCGCACGGTTGTTGTCATCCACGGCAGTGCTGCCAAACGTCGCGAGCTGCTCGCAAAACCGGCGGACTTTTACGTCATCAACTTTGATGGTCTCGCTGTCGTGGCCAAAGAGCTGGATCAGCGACCCGACATTAGAATGGCTATCGTGGACGAGTGCTCTGCTTACCGTGACCGCACCACGAAGCGCCATAAACTGGCGCGAACCCTGCTGGGAAAAAAAGATTACTTGTGGATGATGACCGGCACGCCGACGCCGAACGGCCCGCTCGACGCCTACGGCATGGCCAAACTCGTCAACAACTGCAAAGGCGAGTCGTTCTACTCATACCAGGACCGGACGATGACCAAGGTATCCATGTACAAGTGGGTGCCGAAGTCCGGCTCACACGCCGCGGCGATGGAGCTCCTGCAGCCCGCCGTACGGTTCTCGATCGACCAGTGCGTCGACCTGCCAGCGATGACGGTGCAGCAGCGCGAGGTGGAGCTGAGCGCCGAGCAGCAGGCGGCCTACAAGGAGATGAAGAATGAGTTGGTGCTGCAGGCTAAGGCAGGGCTATCACGGCTGCGAACGAGGCGGTACTACGCGGCAAGCTTATCCAGATCAGTTGTGGATCTGTGTATGGCCCTGCTGTTAGGGGCGGCGACCGGCCTGTTCATCGGCTCGACTGTTCGCCTCGTCTTGCTGCCCTTCGTGAAGTGATCGAGCAGTGCAACGAGAAAATAATTGTGTTTGCCCCATTGCGTTCGGTTCTGACTATGTTATATTCGGAGTTGAGCAAGGATTATACGGTCGCGCAGGTTCACGGTGACACGAGCCCGAAGGAACGCAATGAAATCTTCCGCTCGTTCGAGCAGGACGCCAACCCCAGGATCATTGTTGCTGATCCAGGAACCATGTCACATGGGCTCACACTTGTCGCCGCTACTGCCATCGTGTGGTTCGCACCTACTGACCGTACTGAACTATATTTACAGGCCAATAAACGAATCCATCGACCAGGGCAGCGGAGAAGTTGTGTCGTTGTCCAGCTCGTCGCCACCGCGATAGAGCGGGAGATTTTCAGAAGGTTGGAGAGCAACGAGACCCTGCAAGGGCTGTTGCTGAAGATGGTGCAGGAACAATGAAAACCCTTTCCTGGGCAATCATATTGTCGGTTTCCATCGTCACTATGCAATGGGCAGAAAACACTGACCCCGAAAGGGCATCAAAATACGCAGACGCTGCAGGGGGCATTATTCTGTTCCTTTTTGCCTGTTTCGTGATCTGCGCTTTGGGAGAGAGCAAATGACCCCCGCCAATCTCATCAAGAAATACATCTCCATCCGTGACTACGTCGAAGCCCAGCAAAAGGCCGACGAGGAACGACTCAAGCCTTATAAAGACGGCATGGTCGCCATCGAGGGCGCCGTCCAACAGCACCTGATCGACACGGGCGCGGAGAACATCAAGACGGAGTTCGGCACCGCCTACCGCACCACGCACATGAGCGTGAGGCTGGCGGACCGGCAGGCGTTCATCAACTATATCGTCAATGTTGACGCCGACCCGTTTTCGTACTTTACAAACGCTGTAAGCAAAGAGAAGATCAAGGAACACATCGACGCGCACGGGTCCGCGCCGTCGGGCATCGACATCACCACCATCCAGAAAGTGAACTTCAGGAGATCGTAGTGAAGGCTTCGTCCTACCTCGGTGTGCGCGCGGAGTTTGCGCTTGCTTCACTTGATGAAGTAAACGCAACGCTTACGATCACGCTGCCTATAAAGCGCTGGCGCGAGATCGCAAAGTCGCTGTCGACCGAAGACTACGCCCAGTGGCCCCTTCGCGGGGTCATTGTCGACCTCATCACCCAAGCTCAGCAACACTTCCAATTCACTGAGAAGGAACCCTCCTAATGCGCTCACTCGCCACCGTCGCCGCTGCCAATCTCGGCCGTCCGATGCCCCCGCGGCTGTCGATCGACGGCAACCGCTTCACGCTGATCGACTCGGCCGGCAACGAGCGGCCGCACAACCTGCTGACGCTCGACATCGTCATCATCGATCTCAACGACCATACGTCGAAGATGTACTGGGGCAAGGAGTACAACCCCAACGACACCGGCGACATCCCGATCTGCTGGTCCGACAATGGCGAGGCGCCATCGGTGCAGGCCCAGACGCCGCAGTCGCCGAAGTGCATGACGTGCCCGCACAACGCCATCGGTAGCGCGATCTCCAAGTTCACCGGCACCAAGATCAAGGCGTGCGTGGACATGAAGAAGGTCGCCTTCATCGTCCCTGGCGAGCAGGGTATCTACCTGATGACCATCAAGCCCGGCTCGTTTAAGAACTGGTCGGCCTACGTCAACATGCTCGCCGGTCAGAAGTCCAACACGCACCCCGGCGGCGTGGAGCTCTACGAGGTGGTCACGCAGCTCGCGTTCGAGTCGCAGGGCGTCCTCAAGTTTTCCCCGGTCGGCTGGAGCAAGATCGACGAGGCGCAGGCCGCGTTCGACCGCGGCGTCACCCCCGAGATCGTGGGCGCGAACGACCAGCCGTGGCAGGGACAGCTCGCCGGCCCGCAGCCTGGTACGACGGCGCTTCCGCCTCCTGTGCAGCCAACCCCACAGGCGAACGCTCAAGGCCCTTTCGTATCTGCCCCGTCACCAACACCGTCTGCGCCCTCCAGCGTTGCTCCAGCGCAGTCTGTGCAACCCATGGATGGCGTGCAGCCTGAGAAGCGCAAGCGCCGCACCAAGGCCGAGATCGAGGCTGACAACGCGCGTGCTGCGCAGGCAACTGTGATGCCTCCTGCAGGCACGCAATTCATGCAGTCGAGCCCCACCGTGACGGCTCCGTTTCCCAATCCGCAGCCTGCCCCCAACCCTGTGCTCGCCCCCCCGGCGCAGGGCGTGCCTGCCGCACAACCCCCCACGGGGCAGGCTGCGGTCCCCAATGCCGACGGGCTCGACATCCCGGCCTTCCTGAGGCGGGAGCAGCCGGTGCAGCAAGCCGCGCAGCCGAGCCCCGCTCAGTTCGGCCTGGCGCAGCCCGCGGCGCCCGACAAGTCGATGCAGGCGGCGATCGACGCGGCGTTCGCATTGCCGACGGGGTAAGCCATCATGGCTGTTCGTGTCGTGAAAAGTACAGAGAAACCCGAGTCGAAGGAAATCCTCGCCGAAGCCATCGTGCGCATCGGCGAGGCGTTCGAGCACCTCCAGAAAAATGGCCTTAATAAGCAGGCCATCATCGTGCTGATTCAGGCCGAGACGAAGCAATCTCAGCGTGACATCAGATTGGTGCTGGACGCGCTTCCACGACTCAAAGGCTGGTATTGTCGCTGATGGCAACCTTCCAAGCGCGTGTCAAGCAGATGATGAAGACGGCCGACCTGACCGTCTTCGACTTGCACACCTGGTTCGACCGGCCTTACCCTACGGTGTGGACCTGGGTCGAAGAAGGTCATGAGCCGGGGCGCAGGAGCCAATCCAAGAAGCGGTCGAAGTCGGGGGACAAGGCGTTCGAGGATCTCGAGCTGCTGGAGAAGGCCGTCAGGCTGAAGCTGTTCCCTCTGCCTCCTGCATCGCAACGCCTGCGCAGGACATACGTGAGGGACCGTTACAATGCAGCCATCCGCGCTCGACTTCCTCAAGCTCATTCTCCCAAGTGAGGGCTTGAAGTGCGCGGCGATCTTCGAACCTGGCGGCCGGAAGTACCACCGCTTCACCACGTCGTTCGAGGAACTGGCGCACATCATCTCCACCGAGGACGCGCTGGGCAAGACCATTTACCACGCCTGCGCGTCCTACAAGACCAGCGACAACAGGAAGCAGTCCAATGTTCTGGCCGCTAAGAGTTTCTGGCTCGACGTCGATGCTGGGCCAGGAAAGCCGTACGCAGACGCAACCGAAGCCGCTGAAGCCGCCGCAGCGTTTTGCCAGCGTGGCGGGCTGCCTGTCCCGATTTTTGTTGGATCGGGTAGTGGTGTTCATTGCTATTGGCCGCTGGAACAAGCAGTGGACTCGGAAGTTTGGCGATCAATCGCTGCGCGAATTCGATTATCTTGTGACAGTTTCGGTCTACAAGCGGATGGGAGTCGAACTGCGGATATTGCATCGATACTCCGACCGCCGGGCACACGGAACCGAAAGCACGACAACGAAACAATAGTCCGCTGGGGCGGACCTGTCGGTCCCTACCGGCTGAGCGACTTGGGAGAGTTGAATGCTGCACTCCGAACATCGAAACTGCCCGTGCGCAGCTTGTCGCCGCACACGTCACTACTATCAACAACTCTGCCGCGACGTCGAAGCCTCGTCGCAGGTGCCCTCCAGCTCCACGTCGAGACCCCAAGCTATGCCGAGCCCATCGCCGACGGATGCGCGCAGGTTGCAGGACTTCGCGACAGCAATGGGCGAATTGCAGAGCCTCATTGGTACGCTGCGATCGGACTGCTTGCGCATTGCGTCGATGGCGCAAACTTTGCTCACGAGTGGAGCAGCGGACACCCCAACTACACTCAACAAGAAACAGACGAGCGCCTTGCGCGCAGCCGTCAATTTGGACCTACAACCTGCGAGAAGTTCGCGGGTGTCAATTCGGCAGCGTGTCAAGGATGCAGTTTCCGCGGGAAGATTACGTCCCCGATACAGCTTGGACGTTCCCCCTATGCCGCCAGTGATGGGTCTGCCCAGTCCCTATCTCCGGTGGCTGTCGCACAACTGCCTACAGCACAGTTGGCAGAACTGGCAGGACTACCACGTCTCCCCGTCGATTTCCGCTGGCAAGGCCGCGCGCTCGTCTTCACGAAAGAGAGCAACGAAGGGGAAGACCTCTACGACACGGTCTCGACGTACCCGCTCTACCTGAAGGGTGTCCAGACTGGCGAGATCAACGGCGACTCGTTCTCCTACCGCTTCGGCCTGGAGCTGCCGAACGAGAGCGCCAAGGAACTGGTGGTCGGTGCGAAGTCCATCTTCTCCTCGACCGGGGTGAGCGATATATCGGGGAGAGGTGCTGTCATCCACGACAGCGATCTGTTCAAGCGGTACGTGCGGGAAGCGGTCGATATGTTCAACGCAGACAACAAGCTCGATAAGCGGTTCGAGCAGTACGGCTGGAAGGAGGACAATTCGTTCCTCTACGGCCCGCACCTGTACGTGCAAGGCACCGCGCAGCCGATCATCGGCGCCGACGAAGTGAAGATCAGGAACCAATGGCTTGGACCATGCAAGGGAGGCGAACTTGGAAAGTGGTCTGCTGCTGCTAACACTTTGTTCGCTCAAGGATGCGAGCCGCAATCTTTCGCTCTGCTTGGAAGCTTCGCCGCACCCCTTATGCGATTTCACAGCAGCGGAGAAGGCGGATCTATCATCAGCCTTGCTAATGACCAGTCTGGCTCTGGTAAAACTACTGCGCTTGAAGCAATCGAATCTGTCTGGGGACGGAAAGAAGGAATTAGACTCACTGATGATGACACCCGAGTATCGAAGTCTCTCATCCTGGGTGTCCTCGCAAACCTCCCTGTGACGTGGGACGAGCTTTACAACCGCGATCCTGACCAAATTAGAGAGTTCGTCTTGATGTTCACCAACGGCCGCGACAAGATGCGCGGCACGCAGGACGGCAACCTCCGGCACTCCAAGGCAAGCTGGTCGACCATCCTGACGCTCGCCTCCAATCAGAGCATCCGCGACGTGCTGGCGACCAACGCGGGAACCGATGCGCCGGCCTATCGCGTGCTGGAGTTCGAGACGTCGATCCCCAAGGGCATTGCGAAGAAGGGCGACGACCTGAAGCGCGCGCTGCGCGACAACTCCGGTCACGCCGGTCACGCCTACATGCAGCTCCTGACCAATCCGCAGGTGCTCAAATTCATCACCGAGGCGCTGCCGAAGTGGACCGACCAGGTGTGGGAGCGTTCGGGGCTCACCAATGAGCATCGGTTCTGGGTGCGCACCATCGCGAGTGTGATGGCAGCCAGCGTTCTGGTCAACAAGCTGGGCATCCTTGCGTGCTCCACCGACCGCATCACCGACTGGGCGATCGAGTACGCCAAGGGCTCTGTGATGGCGATCGACCACCGCGCCGATCCGTCGCTGATCCTCGCGCAGTTCTTGTCGAAGTCGATCCAGTCGACATTGGTCGTGCAGAACGAGTGGAAGCCGAAGCAGGACCAGCGGCCGCTGATTACGCCGCGTCATGAGCTCCAGATCCGTTACGAGCGCGTGCCCGGTCGGCTCTATATCCAAGAGGTGTTCTTCAGGAAGTGGCTCGTCGAGAACGCGATCCCGATCCGTCCGTTCTTCGAGAAGCTAAAGGCGCTTGGCGTGCTGGTGCGCGAGAGCCGACGGCTGACACTTGGCGCTGGCACCGACTACGCATCCGGTCAATCGACCTGTTACGAGATCGACGCAGAGCATCCTTCGGTGAAGGGCGGTTTGCGCGAGGTTGTCGAGCCCGGACTGCCTCCGCGTAAACCGCACGACGAGCGTGTTGTTGCGTACAACGAGAGTTTGAGACGTTAGGCGTTTGTCTGGAGAGGTGAGCGATATGACGACTAGCGAAATGATCCGAAAGATCATCGAAAACACAGGCGGCGCAAGGAACGCCGCAGGCAACCCAAACACCGTCACAGTCTCAGCCGTGGTGCTCGAACAGGCGGCTGATGAGCTTGACCGTAGGCCGCGCTCCCTTGGGCATGTTCTTGGCTTTTGGAACGATGACGCACGCTGATGCGCCCTGTCTGACGCTTTGCGGCCTATTGCAACGAAGGAGAATGAAATGGCCTACCCGATCATCCTCAACGGCGACCATGCTGAGTTCGAGCGTGAGCATGCGGACACGAAGCCCGAAGATCGGCCGGACTGGCCGCTGCCGTCATTCGACGCCCAGGACTGGGCCAAGGCGTTCTGCAAGCTGAATCCGACCATGGACGAAGGCACGATGATCGCTTGGTTCGCCAACGCACTCATGCGCGGCTTCGACGAGCATGCGGCGCGCGTTTCGCGCGATGGCACTGGCATCTGATCGCATGTGGCTAGACACGGAGAGGCGTCATGAAAAAGAAAGCTGCGAAGACGAAGAAGGCTCCTACGCCGCCGCGCAGGATGAGCTCAAAGGAACTCTGCTTAAGCTTAGTAGGGATTGCCGCCTTCCATGTCGAAGACAAGCTGGCGCAACAGAAAATCTATGAGGCTGTTCGCCGCCTTCAGCTTTTGGAGCAAGCGGCAGTGGATGCCGGCCTGCTTCCGGCCCGCTGACGTGTCGTCGGCGATCAACAGGAGGCTATTGATGGGGTGGGCTGTAGGCACAGGCAAAGATGACCGGGACATCGGCTACGGCGTGCCGGCACTCTGTGATCATCCAGATTGCAACAAACAGATCGATCGCGGGCTCAGCCATGTTTGCGGCATGATCAATACCCCAGGTGAGAACCGCGGCTGCGGCCTCCACTTTTGTTCAGAGCACCTAGGCTACTCGCCGAAGTTCGGACAGCTCTGCGAGCGCTGCTACCCGCGCCAACGGAAGCCATTCACGAGAAAGCCAGACGTTCCGGAATGGACGCAGCACAAACTTATCGATCCAAGCTGGGAACAGTGGCGCTGCGAAAATCCAGATGAAATCGCTCGACTGATTTCAGATAGGTAGAGACCGATGAAGCCACACGAAAAGGCTGCCATTGTTGCGGACTGCGCTTCGCGCGTCGGCGGGTGGAGCACGAAGCACTTGCCCCACGATACTGCACTGGCGGTGCAGAAAGAGTTGGTCCGGCTCTCGGGATGGCTGCAAGCGAGAGCGCAGGCAATTCACGCCGGCACGGTTATCGGGGTCTACGATGATCCGCGCGACCGTGACAGCAGTTGTTCGAGCAAGGAGCAGCAATCGTGACCGCAGCAACCGAGATGTGGGCCAAGAAGTGCGCCGACCAGACGGCTGAGATAGAGCGACTGCAAGTGCTCCTCCATACAGCGAGCGATCTGCTCGACGACGCGCGGAGCGGCTATATCGGCGGCTGCGCGCTGGATTTGCAATGGGATCGGCGCCGCGATGAGTTCCGCGCTGAGCTTGCGGCCGGAAATCAGCAGTCACCGACGCCAAACGAGGAGGGCTGAATGCCAGTTATCCATCGATTGAAATGCCTGCCGCAGTATTACGACGCGGTTGAGCGTGGCGAAAAGAACTTCGAGGTTCGCCGCGATGATCGCGGTTTCCAAAAAGGCGACCAAGTCGTGCTGATGCGGACCCGCGAAGAAAAGCACCAACAGCACGAAGTTGAGATCGACGCCGATGGGAAGCCGATTCACACCATCCAGCGCGAGATTTGGTACGTGCTGACCGGCGGTCAGTTCGGCATCGAGCCCGGCTTCGTTGTGCTCGGCTTGCAGTGCTGACGTTCCGTCACATCACATCTGGGGAAGACAGCATGATCCTGGGAATGAGAATAGTCGAAAGCCCCTACGCGCTAGAGGAAACTACAGAGCGGCTATTCCCGGATTCCCGGCACCGCTCGCGGCGCATCCGCAAGAAGCTCATCAAGCGATTTGGCGGCGAGTTCCGAAAGCGACCGGCGGCCTTCCACAACATCGCGACAGGCGAGCTGATCGTGCATCCTGCCATTGCCGACCAGATCAGGCGCGAAATTCAGGTGAAGCAGGATCACGAAATCAGAAGGGCGTTCCGGTACGGTGCGCCAGGCGAGCCCTTAATGCGGGTGGAGGTTCCGTGACGATGACAGACCGACGCGAAGCAAGGGTTAGCAGCAAGATCACGTATGACCTTACGAAGGTCTATATCAACGGGATCGTGCATCTAGCGTTCGTGCGTCGCGACGTGGTTGGATTCCAGACATGGAAATCGGTGAGCGTCTATTGGATCGAACTGACGTTCCGAAACGGGGCGACACTTCTGACGGAATACGACAATGCTCCCCTTTGGAGCAAAGTTATCGCCGCGATCGAGGATAACCTGACACCCTGACCGTGACGGTGAGACACCGTCTTAGTTTAGCACACGCCCCGGCACCAACCGCGCTTCTTCCGATCGGATCGCGTCAAGTATCTCACCAAGCTTATCGATCTGCTTTTTCTTGAACCGCCCTTCATCCACACGAGCCTGAGTCGTGAGGATCGTCTGCACCTGCGAAACCTGCGCTTTGAGAATGGCGGTGAAATCGTCATCGCCGGGGACAAGCGCCATCTCGAGGATCTCTTTGGCTTTGTCCAGCGCGAGCTGCGTGAGCGTGTCGAGACCCTCGCTTGCGTCCAGCACTTCCTCGCGCACGACGGCCCTCGCAGGCATCGGGATGCTCACCGGCAAGTCAAGCTTGTCCAGGCTGCCGAGGTTCGGCACCTTGATCGGCTTGGGCGCCGGCTCCGATACGAACTCGACTGCGGCTGATTTCAGGAGAGGCTTCATGGGCCTTTGTACTCGCGAATTTTGTCGCGGACAAACTTAGCCCCCTGCGAGATCGGTCCCGTCGGACGCTCTGCCTGTCGCGCGTCGGCCTTCTGCCGCTGGATCTTGGCGCGTTCGCGCCCGGCTGTCGTGCGCTCCGACGTGTTCTTCGCACCCACAACGGTGTCAAACGCCGTGCGTCCCGCGCTGCGCGTGCCGGTGCGCTGGTCTGTCATTTGAGCGGCGGTGTTGTAGGGCGACACGAGCGCCTTAACCGCGTGCTCGGTTCGCGGGATGACATTCCCCAAGTCCTGTCCGGTGAACCAGTCTTTGCCAGTGAATTGCTGCATGCCTTCCTTGGTAGCAGGCGCCATCGTGATGGTGTTCGACAGGAATTGCGGGAACGACAAGTCGCCGTGATAAAGCTCCTTCGCCCACGTCGGGATGGATGCCGAACCGCGCCGTAGCTTCTGCGCCTTGGGATCGCCAGTCGCCATCTGCAACGCCGTATCGAGCGCCGGGTAAACGCCGTACATCAGGACACCCAGCGCCGCGAGGTTGCCGACGGCTTCCATGCGTTCTTTGCCGCCGCCCTTCACCAAGTCACTCAGCATGTTCATGTACGACTTCCACATGCCGTAGTGATATCGGCTGAAGATCGTCAATGCAGGCTCCTGCAGGATGCGGGAGAACTGACGCGAGCCAAGCACCTCGGACGGGATGCGATAATTCGGGATGTGTCGCTCGGCCTCCTTGATGGCAGCGCGCGCCGGCAGTCCCTTACGCTCGAGCTCGAACACGCGATGGAGCATGAACATATCGTTCGCGGCCCACAGCACATTGCGCATCTTGCTGTACCACCAGGCCGTGGCTTCGTAGGGCGTCTTCAGGCCGAACTTGTCGAACAGCGGCTTCCACTCACCCCAGTTCTTCTCGATGTCCATGCCGAAGCGACGGCCCATCTGCTGGTAGAAGTCGCCGTTCTTCACGCCGCCGTAGACGAGTCCGCTGCCCTCGCGCAGCAGCCGCTGATACTCGGGGCCTTGGCTGACCACTTCCTTGATGGCGCGGCCGGCGTCGGTGGCGAAACCCTTGACGGGACCGGGCCTGATCCAGTCCCAGCCGCGGCCGGTGAACCAGTGCGCCGCCACGTTCTCGATGTGGGGGATCGGGTTCCAGAAGATGGAGCCGGTGGCGAACTGGTTGATCTTGCGCAGGCCCTCCAGTCCTTCAAGGCCGGGCTTGTAGAAGTCGTCGAACGCATGAGCGATCTTGGGCTCGAACGCCATGCCGCGAAGCTGCGGGATCTTGGTCTCGACAAACCCTGCAGGCGCTTTGCCGCCGACCACAGGACGAGCGCGGCCCTCCGCTTGCAGATCCGTCTTGAACTTCTCAAGCGCCTCGATGTTGCGCGCGACCTCGCGCATCCGCACCAGTGCGTCGGCGGTGTTGACG